ATCCTTTAGGGTTATCATAATCAATGGATTTTTTATATTTTTCAGACCAACTCATTGAATTTGAGAACTTACTCTTTATTATTTAGAAAATTTGTTTTGATAGTTTTAAGAAGTTCTGATGTTGAACCGATAAAAACTGCATTATTAGTAACAGAATTTGGACCCTTCGGTGCCCTGTCTTCATCTAAATCTTTCATTTTCTTCTGAAGGTCAACTAGTTTGTCAGTAACATCACCAATATTTTTAATCAACTGACCAGCAACTTCATATGCTCTAGGACTATCACCTTCTCCAGCAAGTTCCAAAATGCCATTAACTGCTTCTTGCCCCTTTTCAATAAGAGAATATAAATTTGCTCTTGTATATTCATAATCTTTTTTTATATCAATTTCAATCTGAGATGGCTCTACTTTTTCTATTTGTGCAGGAGAACTCTCCACTTCAACAATAGAACTCTCTATGTTGAGTGCCTTATCAATGGAATCAAAATTCTTTGACATAATTTATTAGATATCTTGTTGTTGTGTTGGACTATATTCTCTTGAATCGAAAAGATCTTCCCAAGATTCATTGAATCCAAAATCATCATCAGGTTGTGCATCAATTGGATCTGGTGTAACTGTATATCTAAGTTCTCTTTTTGCACTTTGTATATCAGTTGTATTATACAAATCGACTTGTGCCTTACGAATAAGTGAATCTGTGGAGTCTTCAAGTGGACCAAACAGATATGTCTTAGCAGTAAAATTAAAAGTATAAATTAAACTTCTTCTTGAAGAAAAATCTCCCTCATAATCATCCTGAAAATCAATAGAATCTAAAACGATTGGAATATCTCTTTTTTCCCCAATAGCATCAATTAAATCAACAGTAATATTGAATGATGGTTGAAAAAATGGAAGTATTTGTTCGACAACTTGAAGAGAATCATCGTTCAATTTTGATAACAATGATAATTGAAATCCAATATTATACGGAACTGGCAAATAAACTTTGTTAATTCTACCATTTTTATCACTTGCCTTAAAAGACTGTGTAATTCCAGATTTCCTAGACCCATCATATTTTAAAGAAGTCATTTCAAATGACATTCTTGGTAGAGTGATTGCTATTGGTTGATCTAATTTTTCCTGCTGCTGTACTTTGGCAAGAAATTTTTGCATAGGCCCATATCCAAGAGGTACTTTCATATCAGATATAATACCATCCGATTCATTTTTATGTTTTATATGTATATCATTAAATAAAGTTCCAAAACCAATAATTGTTTTTCTAATTATTTGATGATAAAAATAAGTTCCTAGCATTAGTAAAATCCAAATGGGTTATCTTCAGTAGTATCTAAAATTTGCTCAGATTCGATCTGGAAATCTTCATTCTGATTGTATTTATCACTATCGTTATAATCATCATACATTTTAACTGAATATTGTGCTGAAGATGCGGTTCCAACAATTACTTCTCCAGGTAAAAATTGTCCAGTGTTTAAGTTAATTTCCAATATCTTCTCTGACGAATTATCTGGATTAATCCATTTTCTTACGACCGCAGTTGTATTCGATTTTTGTCCAATAATAGTTTCTCCAACCTGATAAGTTCCAAATCCAACTAAAGATGGTGAAGATATTATTACTTCAGGTGCTGTAGTATAACCAAATCCAGAATTTACAATGTAAATTGATGATACTGTTCCACCTACAGATATATTGGCAGTTGCTAAAGCAGTAGTTCCTCCACCAATTGGTCCAGAAATATCAACAGTTGGAGTTTCGTAATAATATTGACCACCATCAGTAACATCAATTTTATAAACAGCACTACTACCAATTGAACAAGTGGCAGATGCACCACTTCCCCCACCACCACTTATGATAATATTTGGTGCAGTGGAGTATCCATATCCAGCATTGGTTAATAATATTTTTTTAACCGCTTTAAATGAACCACCAATAGCAGATGTAATTGCCACAGCAGTTGCTCTCACACCACCTGGAGGTGGTTCATCAATAATAACATTTGGCACTGAAGTATAACCAAATCCATCATTATTAAGAGTTATTGTATTAACAACACCAGTCTCTTCTATTGATGCTTCTGCAGTTGCAGTTCTACCAATACTAACTAAAGTTAATGTTGTTATATATCCCTTATCCGCAAGTTTTTCTTGCAGTTCTGGAATATTAGTATCAATCTCCTCATCCTCATATTCAAAGAGTTCACATTTCAATTCATAGACATAATTTTTTCCAAGTTGATAAAAAGGATTTTCAAATTCAACGTGTTTAATTTCAAAAAGTCTTTCTCCCAAAGGAAAATAAATTAAATCTCCCTCCTTTGGTCTTGTTGAAAACAGTAAATCACCACTAGAAGTATTGCCTGCGGAAATAATACCTTGCATCAATGGCGCAATATACGATTCAAACCTCTCTCTGGAAATTACTAAAGAAACTTCATTCTTTAGTTGAATGCCAAATTTGGTCATTATATCCATTCCAGAACCATATCCCTCATAATTATTCATATATGCTTCAATTGGGAAAGATTCTTTAAATGATGAAGACTGAACCTCTCTTATAATGTTATCTGTGCGAATATATCTTCTAGGAATGTATGTGACTTCTAGTCCATACATTCTTATCTGTTCATTGATTAAATTTTGAATGAGTCCTTGTTCTCCTTTGGACCCATGTAGAAAAAAGGGATTTAATGCCATTATCCAATAAAGTCGTAAGGTGGTAATTCATACTCAGATGCCATTCTTTGCTTAATCGCCTGCAATTCTCTCTCAGCATCATCATATATTTGCCTACCATTCATTTCTATTCCACCAGGGAGCTTAACTCCATTAAATTTAATTAAATTCTGACCCCACTGTCTCTTTATAAGAGCAGTAAGATACATCTTTAGGAATGAATCGTTATAAACTTGAGTAAAATCATTCGGGTCCAAGATTCTATAGCAATCTAATACTATAAATGTGTCTGTGCTCTGGGAGCCCCAATCTATATCTAAATATAATCTATCTTGTCTTTTATTAAATCTTACTTGCTTATCAGTTGTCAAAAGGAAATCAATATCCTCCAAGTAACTCTTAGTCATAGCATATTGCAATAATTCTACAGAATTAAAATAATATAAATCATTTAAAAATAACTGATACTTGATACTAAACATTCCTCCAGAAATAGAACTAGTATCAAATTTAAATATCTTTTCAATTCCAATTACAGAATCTGGAACCTGAATGTAATTAGATGTTTCGTAAAAATTAAAAGTGGTTGACTGCCCATCAATAATTGAAGTACCTGAGGTTGTAACTATTCCTACACCAGAAGTACCGTTTGCTTTACCACGGTCAATATCTTCCTGTGAAATCTTGTACTTTAAGTACATTCTCTCCACACCATCAAAATGCCTTTCCTGGAAGTACTGAAGGGCATCATCAACTAAATCATCAATCTGTTCCTCTGCAACATTAATTTCCAATACAGGAGCACCTAGGCGTCTTAGACAATAATCTATTAATCCTTGCCTACTAGATGGTTTTGCCATTATTAGTTACTCCTGCAGTATTAATCTTAATTATATAATGGTTCAATTTTATTTATATATCGTCGTCAGAGAAGAGAGACAAAACCTCCTGCTGCTTAAGATATAATTTGCAATAAACTTTAGAAAAATTTTTCAACTCACTAAAACTCATTTCATCAATAAATCTTGAATGTTTTTCATATTCAAACATTTTATCAATACTACTCAGTTCTATTTCGTCTGGATTCATTTAGTAACTCCATTAGTAGAGATTTAATTTCACCCACTTCATTTTTTAGATTTTCAATCTCATTTTTTTGTGATTCCTTCAACTTTTTCTTATTCTGCCTGTTTAGTATATACTGATTGTATCCAATATCATCAAAATTTACAATAGCACCTGTACTTTCATCCCTATACAAATTGGGATGTCCCTCAACTTTTATATATTTCATGCTAGAGCAATACCTCTAATATTTCTAATAATAGGAACATTTGCTTGGTCTTTGGATGCCATTACAACCTTAATAATAAATCCAATAAATGGCGTTAGATTTGGTGCCGTAAATTCATAATCTCTATATTCCCCATCTAAACTGTCTGCCACTTTAAAATCTGGTAATCCATCATTTAATGCTGGATTGACAACATCTAAGAATCCATCATCATTATTATCAATAGTTAAATTATTATATCCTGGGAATAGTGTGAAAATATTATCAACTTCATATGAATCAGGTGTAATCAATGAATATAAAACTCTAATATCAGATGATGCTGGTCTATATGCACTTAAAAATACTTTCAATGAAGTTGATGGTTTTTCTAAGTATATTATATTTGAATAATATACTGCATTGTGCAAATAACTTTCAATTTCATTAACTCTACCATCTTCAGCATAATTTGATACTGGATTATTTACTCTATTTGAAATAAAATTGGTGGTGCAAGAATCTAAGAAGAGTTGTGGTGATTGATTTTTATCCGTTGTAGATAAGAATAGTGTTGTGGTAAATGATTTTGAATCTGGAAGTTCAGTCAACTTACTAGTCTCATTTGGCCTAGAAG